GCAGCGTTGACATAGCCATCAACCATGACCCTGCCGCCATCGCCATGCATCGGGCGAATCATCCGGCGACGGAGCATTACTGCGAGGACGTGTGGGCGGTTGACCCTGTGGAGGCGTGCAACGGGCGTTCGGTGGCGCTGGCGTGGTTCTCGCCGGACTGCAAGCACCACAGCAAGGCGAAAGGTGGGAAACCGGTTGACAAGAACATCCGGGGACTTGCGTGGGTGACGCTGAAGTGGGCGTACTATGTGCGCCCACGCTGCCTGATGCTGGAGAATGTGGAGGAGTTCCGCGACTGGGGGCCGTTGGACGCAGACAACAAGCCCATAAAAGAGCGGGCGGGAGAAACCTTTGAGGGGTTCATGCTTGCGCTCACGACAGGCATCCCATGTACCCACCCGGCGTTCCCCGAAATGTGCGAGGCGCTGGGCATTTCGGGAAGCGACAACATGACGCTGGCGCTGACGCGTGGCCTTGGATACCATGTGGAGCACAACCTGCTTCGCGCGTGCGACTATGGCGCGCCGACGATTCGAAAGCGGTTCTTCCTGGTCGCCCGATGCGACGGAAAATCCATCGTGTGGCCGGAGCCAACGCACGCTGCGCCGGACAGCCTGGAAGCAATCAGCGGCATGAAAAAACCATGGGTGCCCGTGGCGGACGTGCTGGATTTCTCGCTGCCATGCCCCAGCATCTTCGCCAGCAGCGAGGAAATCATGGAGCAGTACGGCATCCGCGCGGTGCGTCCGCTGGCTGACAACACTTTGAAACGGATTGCCCGTGGGGTAATGAAGTTTGTAATCAACAACCCGAAGCCGTTCATCGTGCAGGTCAATCATACAGGCGACGCCTTCCGCGGACAGGATGTAACGGAGCCTTTGGATACCATCACCGCCAAGCATGGAACGGGAATTGTTACGCCTGTACTGATGCGAAACAATGAAAATGCGGTTGGCAGTGACGCGCGGGAGCCCATCGGAACGATCACCACCGGAGGCCATCACATGCTGATTGCGCCGTCCATGATCCAGTATCACAGCGAACAGAAGGAGGATGTACGGGGGCAGACGGTTGACAAGCCCGTTATGACACTGGACGCCAGCAACCGCTACGGGCTGATTGAGCCGATCCTGATCCAGACCGGCTATGGAGAGCGCGAGGGTCAGAAGCCCCGTGTACTGGATATTCAAAAGCCACTGAACACCATCGTTGCTCAGAGTAACAAGTTTGCCGAGTGCAGCGTGTTCATCAGCAAGTATTATGGCGGCGACAATGTGGCTGCCAGCGCTGAGAATCCACTGCCCACGGTTACGGCTATTGACCATAACGCCGTGTGCGCCGCTTATGTGACGCAGTTCAACAACAATTGCGACGGGCAACCTGCAGATGCACCGCTGAACACGATGACTGCGCAGAGCAATCATTTTGCAGAGGTCAACGCGTTTCTGGTGAAGTATTACGGAAATGGCGACAATGCTGTGCCTTGCGACAGCCCTGCGCCAACCATCACGGCCAAGGATCGGATGGGGCTGGTAACGGTGCAGGGACAGGATTACAGGATTGTGGATATCGGCCTTCGCATGCTGACGCCGCGAGAACTATTCGATGCGCAAGGGTTCCCGTCTGATTACATCATCGACGTGGATGCTGACGGAAAACCATATCCGAAATCGGAACAGGTGGCGCGCTGCGGAAACGCCGTATGCCCGCCGATTCCGACAGCGCTGGTGAGGGCGAACCTGCCGGAGCTATGCACAAAGGAGGTTGCGTGATGGTTGACTTTAGCGAAGTAGTCAAGCTGATGCGGTGTTTCCCGGGGAGCTTTGTGAATGCGGGCGGCGATCTGGTCGTTCACAGGAAAGCAAACGAATACTTCAATGTGCTGCACTGTGAAACCGTGACAGATTTACAGTGCAAGGCGCTGGAATGGTTTTCGAGAGGCGCATCGAAGGGTCAGCCGTATGGCAGCGAGAGAGCGAACGAGGAATTCAGACGGTTCATGCGGCGCGGAATCAACTGTTATTTGGGTACAAAACTCGGCGAGGAGGAGTTCGATATCATCTACACTTATCTGGGCAATGCCTGTAACCACAAAAGGACAGTGCAGTTTATTGCATCCGGATATGACGTGCAGATGCTGACGGCAAAAGAAAACGAATGAGCTACATTGTGTTTTTCCCGCGCCACGACAAGGGCGGAGGGATCAAGTTTCTTGGCGGCGGTAAGGTGGAACTGGGCAGGGTGAAGCACTACAAAGCCCGGGCGTTGTATAAACGGGTTGACATGCCGGAACACCGGTATGTCAACTGGTTCCCGCTTCCGACGAGCAGAGAGCTATATCTGGCTCTTTTTGATACACAGGAGGAAGCTGTGCGGGAGCGCGACGCGCTGCGGCTGACGTGCGGCGAAGAATTCGAAATACGTTTATACGAGGAAGGACAGGTGGGAGCGCGTGTGGACTGGTAAATGGAAGCAGCTGAAAATGAGCGATATTCAGACGTGTGATGATATGCAACGCATGATGCGCCATCATCCGGTATTTATGTATTTCCACATGAAGCTGGGGCTGCGGATGCAAATCCGGGAAAACGGCGAGGATGTAGTGGATGCGATGGCAGATATTGCGCTTGGTTTGCGCGATCTGATGCGCTGTATCCGGACAGCAACATTGCATCTGACAATGTTTCTCTTTTACCCGATTGCGAAGGCGGTGGCACTGATCAGAGTGCGAAAACTGATGCTCAAAGCGAACCCTGCGGATATCTCGGTCGGCAGGCATGAAGAAGCGTAATCAGGAGGACAAAAGCGCAAACGTTTGCGCTTTTCAGGTAAGGAGGGCGTTATGGTCAAGACTGGGGAACCGAGGGTGATCCGCAACAGGGACGTCATACGGCTTTGCAATGTGCTGCCGATCATGCAGGAGATCACAGCGCTGGAGCAGAGGCGTGAATGGGAACGAGACAGGCAGTACAGCATCACGAAAAGCCTGTCCGGCATGCCCAGAAGCGGAGGACTTCCGCAGGGGCTTGACGCCGCCTTTGCAGCGCTGGCCAGGCTGGAAGAGAAGCACCGGGGGCAGGTGATTGAGTACACGCGGGAGCTTCGCGCGGCTGAGCGGATTATCAACAGCATACCGAGCATAAGCATGCGCGCCTTTGTAACGATGCTCTATTTACTGGACATGAGCGCTGCTGACGTTCGGCGGGAGATGAACATGACCGAATACGGCTTTACCCGCGCGCGGGATGCGGTGGAACAGGCCGACTGCATGCAGAATGTGAAGTGGCGGGAAAGGTATGTGATGGAGGGGAAAGGGTAAACCTGCAGCAATACAAAACGCACATAAAAGGTTGACATTGTTGCAAAAGACATCTGGTTATCATCTGGACGACACGAACAAGAAAAGTTTTTCCCAAAACACTTGATTCACGTGGGTGGATGTGTTAAAATGCTACCATAGACGTAGTATGTAGAGGGCCGACAGCCGTATGGTTGTCGGTCTTTTGCGTTTTGGAAATACGCTTGCCGGAGGTGCAGGATGGCTGTTGAACTGAATGTGGATATCAGCGACCTGCGCGAAGCGATGGAGACGGTCGGGCATATGCTTTCTCAGGAAACGAGGAACAAGATGCTCAGATATACCATATCCGACACGGGACGAAGGGTGAAAACAATCCTCAGAGAGCAGTTCCCGAAGGATTATGCGGTCAAGAAAAGTTGGGTAAGCAAGACGGTCGGGTATCCGAAAAACGAGTCGCACGGGAACATTACGACGGTGAAGATTCCTGTCAGGGGCCCGAGGATTGCGATCGGTAACGCTTCAGGCGGCGGTCAGCGATACAAGACGAAAGGCGGCGTGGCTGGATGGCGTGCAAGACGGTATGCAGGCAAGCGGTACAGGCTGAATCCTCAGATTCTTTCCCCTGAGAACGGTCAGAGCGCATTGCCGCTTAGCATGACCAGGCAAAGTGAAAACGGAAATGCGCCTTTTATCAACACAAGTGCGCGGAGGCTCAACAGAATTACGTTCGTTCGCGTTAGGGAAGACAGGCTCCCGATTGTACCTGTCAAGGGCGTTGCCATCCCGCAGATGCTGACGAACCGGTCTGAGGACGAAGTGCGCGAAGAGATTCACGACTATATGGCTGGGCGGCTGGCGCATCACTTTGACCGGGCCTGGAAGGGGCAGATATGAGCGCGTGGAGGATGACGAAAGAGGAGCTGGCTGAGATTACGGGATACTCCTATCGCCAGCTTTACGACATCAACAAGGGGTTATCGAAAGAAAACCGTTTGTTTGTGGAAGGCAAGGACGGCAAATGCGACCTTGCTATTTTTGTTCAGCGTTGGGTTAAGTACAAGGAAGAACGCGCGGCCAACCTGAATGAAGATCAGGACGTGCAGCTGACGAAAGATACGCTTTCAAAAGCAGCGGGATATACCTACCGGCACCTTCACAACATTGACAAGGGACTGCAGGAGGACAGGAAACTGTTCGTCAGCAGCGGAAAAGGGAAATATGACCTGGGCATGTTTATCCAGCGCTGGGTGCAATACAACGTAACCGCAGCAACAGAGGACGGCGGTCAGTCGCTGGACGACGTGAAAGCCGTGCATGAGAAGGTCAAAACAAGGAAAACCGAGCTGGAAGTCAGGCGGTTGGAGGGCGAACTGGTCAGTATACATGACGTGCGCAAGCTATGGGGCGATATTGCTACGACGGTTACGCAGAATATGCTGCACCTGCCGTCGACCATCGCGCCCATGGTGACGATGATGGACAGCGTGGAGATCATCAGCAGCATTATCGACACAGAAATCAGGAAGGTGCTGAACATGATTGCCGATACGCCGGAGCCTGATTATGCACAGGCGGAGGACGCAGAAGATATCGAGGGCGCAGAGGACGAGGGATAAGGCGTGAACGGACTATTGCGGGAACTGGGGCGGTTTGTACTGGATATGTTCAGACCGCCGAAAACGCAGACGGTATCCGAGTGGGCGGATGAAAACCGCGTGCTGGTATCGGAATCATCGTCCGAACCCGGCCCGTGGCATACAGACCGCGCTCCGTCTCAGCGAGCGATTATGGACGCGTT